TTTTCATTCCCAGCAAAGGAGTAAATTCATTGGCTCCCCAAGCCGTCAGGGAGGAACCTTCAAAAAGCTTTAGGTCAAACATTTCATTTCCGTCTTGACCCTTTTGCTCCCTGATGACAGAAAATCCAATGCTATGCTCCTTAACCAGATCGGATTCAACCATTTTCAAAAAGTCCTGTCCCAGATTATGAATACCGACCTTTGATTCGTAATACAGACCGTACTCATCTTCTTTAAGAACTTGCAGCACGCCAAGAGGCTTGCTCGGATCGTGATTCATAAGGTGCTTAATGCGACCCTTTGGAAACCAATCTTCGATGCTGCGCTTAAAGGCTCCTGGTCGTATAATATCACCATCGGAGTCTTTTATGTTAAATGCAGAGAAATAGCCAGTTACTATACCTTTTTTGGCATCGACATCCTTAATGCTTTGTCCAAATGCCTTGTATCCGTATATCATATCTTTCTTATCTATTTGGTCTAATTTACGTATAGCCCATTCAATTCCTGCATCTCCTCCCCAAGCATCCCACATGATCCCGCCACACCCCTCATCGTATGGAACATCCTTGTTCTGCTGATGCCGTTTGAAGGATGCCATTCTTGCAATCGTGTCACGGCTTATGGCTTCTCTATTAGCCAACTGCCTTGCTCTTGTCCAACCTACAGGTGTTCCGCAGCTACTACCATTCTCCTCTTTGTATTTCAATGCCCTCTTGGCATTGTTTGTAGCAGCCTCTGGATAATCGTTATAGGTTTCTGCTTTTAGAGACTTTTCGTCTTCTTCATCGTCCTCTTCCTGTGCCAGATATGCTACATAGGCACGTACAGCAGATTCCCTGCTTGTGTATTTGCAGGGTCCATCGCCTATGCGATATGTACCATCTCCGCAGGATCGGACTGGCATTACTTCTTAGGTTTAGTTGGCTTTTTCAAAATAAATCAGTTAGTCTAAATAAAATATCTGTGTCCAATATGTTTTGTTCCCTCATTATCGGTCTTCCAAGTACGTCCAAATTCGGAAGAATATTTAAAACACACCTGCAATTTATAACGTTATCTGCGCTCGCCAATGGATCGCCAGGAAACCTTATTTCCTCTCCGTTTCTAAATGGTTGATTCAAAGGTAGTACTGTTCCATGCAGAGTGACATGACTAAAAGGATTAGACCGTACTCTTTCGTCTTCTGCTGTAATCCATTCTTTATATGTCTCAAATGGAACCGTAGCTGCTGCCAGTAGGATACCAGCATTCAATGCTCTCGTTACCTCTGTTCTGGCAATCCTCGTAGCCCTTGTCATCGGTATCTTACTGTTTAGTAGTGCAGTAATAACCTGACCCTCTTTCATATTTGCGCTGGCAGCATTGCCAAGTATCTTCAACAGATCTTTCCTTGTCGTTTCGTTTATATCGCCTACAAAGGTTACCCCATGCTGACGAAGAAATGTATTGATCGCATCTTCCCAGATAGGCTGGAAGCGGGTAATCGTCTTCCATTCAGGTGGCATTTTAAGTCCTTTACTGGTGCTTTCCTGCCTATTCAGTAGCTCCCTGTATGTACGTTTTGCGTAATACAATGATACATCCATGTACATCTTCATCAAAGGCTCGAAGATGCTGTCATCGTATAGCAGTCTGGATGTAGATGCTATTGCTACTGAAATGCCCCTGTCCCTAACAATATCTGCTGTGTTGCGAAATCTTTTGCCAATGGCTTTATGCATAGCCTGAATCAGGATGGATTCGTTTCCAACCGATGCTCTAATCTGTTCTCTCCAAGATATCTTCTGTAGCATTTGCTTGTCTGTACCGTAGTAATAGCTTTTTGTAATAAGCCTCTCTCGCAGCATCCCTAAGCCTTTTTTCTATGATACAGTTCCTTTCTTCTGGTATCTTAGGATACTTAGACATTACCTGTGTCCAGATTTCCGTTGAGTACATTGGAATTAGGTATTGGTTGCATATCCTGAATGGGTACAAATCCAGATGGAACGTAGATAGCATTCATCTCTGGCTCTGGTCTTGCGCCATAGCGAAGTACAGCCCTGCGCTCGTTATAGGTCAGCCAATGGGCATCCCGTACCGAATCATTCAGGTCCTTTAGATCTTTTTGGATTTCTGGAAGTTCGGTATAGTCAAAGTCGATGTAAAGTTTACGACCTCTTGTAGCCGTAAACCTTGGGGTCAACTGCCTATTCAGAAGGTCCCTAAGAGACTTCCATTCGGGCAGCAGTTTATTTACAATCAGCTGCTTAATAGCAGATTCGTAGTTATTGTATGTTGTATGCTCGGCATCAAAAAGAACAGTCGGTACACCGTATATGTTGCAAAGCCTTTGCAGATTCAGACGCTGGGCATCCAGCAACTGCATGTCTATAGAGGTCATGCCGAAGTTATGGTAACCCCAATCGCCAGCTATTGCAGCTACAGCACCCTTCTGGCTCGTGTTATTGATACGCTCATTGATGTCATTCATAATTGATGACATCTGGTCCCTTGACATTGTTCTGGGAAGGGATTTGCCAAACAGCGCACCCTTGGCTCCATTGTTCACATACATCCCGCCAGATGCCTTCTGCGCATTGATGCTGTTGTCCAAGATGTTCATCGCAGCCGTCAATGGGCTAAGACCTCTGAGGTGCATGTACTCTACATCATCCACAACAGGATTAAAGTATTTCCATACAATCATGTCCTTTTTGTCAACTGTCAGTACGGGAATACCACCCTGCTTGATGTAATATCCGTCGACACCAAAGACATCCGTAGTCTTCTGTAGTACACCTACCATCGGAGGCGGTATTACCTGCATTTCCAAGGGTCTGCCACCAGCAATGCCGCCTGTGTTTAGATATAGGTCACCCTCTCCAAAAAGAAGTTTATAGCCATAATAGTTTTCAAGCAGTTCGGTAAGTGACTGATACTCATTAGGTTGCTCAAGGAGTCGTGACAGGTCATTTTCTACCACAATCTCCATTGACAAATTCTTGAGCATCAAGGAACGCTCCATGTTGGAACCAGACAGGAATCCCTGCGGATGCATTGCCTTATACTGCGCGAACTTCTGTAGATCCTTAATCTCGTAGACATAGACAGGAAACGAACTAAACTTCTGCGCCAGCATACTTACTATGGCGTATATGCCTTCGTGCGTATTGTATGTCTTGGCGTATCGATAGTTCAGTAGATCCTGCTGGTACATCCTTGGACGATACTGATACAGTTCGTTCATGGTTGCTTGCGGTACGGGAATGTACGGTAGGGCTTTCTCGCCTTGGAAATAACCCTTTATGCGGTCTAAGATTGTCATCAGATTACATACCAGTCAGGTTGGTCGACCTTTGAATGAGTAAAGACAGCGTACCGGCATGCATCGATTAAGTGGTCTTTATACTTTACAGGTACATCCAAGGGGCTACCACTTTTATCTAATTTCCAGCAATATCCCTTCAATTCAGCCATAAAATTAGATGAAAACTCTGTAACGTAGAAAGGCATAGATTTTATCTTCCTAATACCCTCCAAAACGTCCTTGTCTGCCTTCTGGGCATTCCAGCCACCCCTAAGCATTTCTTCTATGCTTTCGGCAGCCGCAGCATCGCAATAGAGCAGATCTTCCTTGTAAACACCCTCGATGTCGAGTTTTACCATCAGATCTGCTGTGGTTAGGTTCTTTTCGTAGATAACTTCGTGCGCATAGATCTTGTCATCCTTGAAGCCTACCTTGACTACGGCTGACGGCGCGTTAAAGCCAAAGTCCACCCCGTAGACTATATCTTGGCAATCGTCTGGGAATCTGGGTATGGTTTTCCAATGGGTAAATATTTTATGCAAGGACACACCCTTGAGACCCATACCAAACACCCGCCAGTAGTTATCATCGGCATCTTTCATGCTCTCGATGCGCTTTACCAGCGTTTCTTCCAGGTACGGATTGTCTTTATAGGTTGTTATATAGAAATCAGACTCTGGCTTACCCTGCCAGTCATAGAACCAGCCCTCATCGTCAGAGGGGTTAAAGTCAAGCACAGTCTTTTCGGTAGTACGCAGGATCAACTGCATCGCAGCTTCCTTCTCAATCTCATTCGCCTCGTTCATGTACAGGTAATTTCTTTTCCTACCCCTAATTTTCTGGGGCTGGTCTGTACTTATGAACTCGATCAAGTTGCTACCCATCTCATAGGTTAGCTGGGTCTGGTTAAACCTATTGTCATCCCAGATGCCCAGTTTCAGCATGACTTCTTTAAAGTCTCGCAGGATAGTACCTCTGATGGTTGGAAGAGATGCACGGCATATAGATAGGACCTTATTCTCTTCGCTCATCAGCTTTATGCAGAACCATATTAAGGTGTTCACGGTCTTACCCGATCGTGCGCCACCTTGCAAAATGGTAATCTCCTTGGTGCTGTTCTCCAAGTAGTGGTAAACGATGGTTGTACCTATGTCGATTTTCTTTTCGACACCAGCCGTCACCAGTTCTTCTGCCTTCTCAATGCCCTTAGCCAGCCGACCTGTTTCTCGGCTAATATGAAAATCGGCATTGTCAGGAATCAGTAATCTCTTCCGCCCCATCGGCATTAATTTCTAAGGTTTCTTTCTGTGGCAAATTGACCATGACATTGATCTTGGTCTTCGTCGGAACATTATTACCCGCTTTCGGGTCTTCTTGATAGCCCCTATGCTTGAGTTTTGTCTTGCAATAAAAGATAATCGCTTGAGTATCACCTTCTTGTATTCTGCGCATCAGTTGATCTTCGACATTGTCTCCGATTTCCTCTATGAGTACCATTACCTGAAAACGGAAATCCCTGTCATCGTTCAGCCACCGCAGGTACATATCCCTGCCCAATTTCATTGATTTACAGGCTTCTGCAACATTGCCCTTAGTAATACGGAGCATATCCAAGAACTGGAACTGCATAGCCTGTATCGCCAGTTCGTCCATTTTAAGAAGTTTTTAATAATTATTGGTCATATATTTGAATAAATTTACAGCATGACAGACATAATCATTATATTGCTGTTGCTTTTATACATCAAAGGAAAATTGTTTGCTATGGACATATATGACACCTTAGATTACGAATGCAAGTTAATTTGCGATGCGATGTATGCACAAACAAAGTTAGGGTTATTGCGAGACATCCATGACCGAGGGGTACACATGCTATTGTCTAACTACGTACACAAGGTAGACAATGATTTGCTAAATGATTACGTCACCATTGTAGAAGAAAAATATAAATTATGTCGAACCATTCTCCTGAATCAGGCTCAGACCATAAATTCTGCATACTTGAACTGACAGCAGATAATTGCATACTAACGCCTCCCATGTATATGTCAGAACTGCAATTATTTGTCAAAAAGAAGTATGGAGAGCAGCCGCTCAATTATTTCAATGCCAACTACGCTCTTTGGATCGTAGATATATATGAGAGACAAATTCGCCCTTTATCCATAAAAATTGAGATATGACAATTACAGTAGAAATTCCTGTAGAATTTACAGAAGAAGAGTACGAACTGGTTTCAGTAGAGGTAGAAGCATCCTACGGCAACCACGGCATCGGAAGCTATGATTACGGAGGATATGTACAGAATGATGTACAGATTGGCTGGCTGGTCGAAGGTTTTTACTGGGATGAGACCAAGTACACCAAGGAACAGAACGAAATCATCTACGAAGCCTGCCTTCGGGAGGAATCCAAATTCTATGACATCTTAAACGAAGACTAATGCCAGCCATTCACGAACTGCCAGAGTACGCAACTCATTCTCAAGACTACCATGTCTGGGTGGGCATCCAAGCCTGTAGGAGGACCAAAAACACTTTTGTTTACAAGGATGCGCCCCTGTTTAGCAATGTAACAGGTCGAAAACTGCATATCGGCTTCATTTCCA